AATATGCTGCTGCAAGAGGTTCTAGATTTGACGAACTTCATGTTGTCATTATTGATGCACAGGGATCCATAACAGGAAATGCTGGAACAATTCTTGAGAAGCATTTAGGTTTGTCCAAGGGAACAGATGCTCAATATTCCGTAGGATCCACTTCATACTGGAGAAAATATCTTGCAAATTCTTCTAATTATGTGTTTGCTGGAACTTCTCCAACAGGTATTGTAACAACAGGATTTAGTTCTGGGTTTACCTTGGAAACTGATGTTGCATGGGATCAAGAAGTTTCTAATATTACTTTTGCTGGTGGTGGTGCAAATAATTACACCCTTGCAGGTGGAAAAAATTATGATGGTACATCCACGTTAACAACTGGATCTTTACAGGCAACACTTGCAGATTTATCTTCTGGTTATGACTTATTTGAAAATACTGATAATTTTAAAGTTGATTTCTTATTAATGGGTTCGGCAGGTTATGGGAAGGAAACTGCTCAAGCACTTGCCAATAAGTTAATTTCTGTCGCAGAATTGAGAAAAGATGCAATTGCATTTATCTCACCATATAGAGGATCTGCAATTACAGACACTTCAGTTCAGTCTGAAGTTACTATAAGATCTGCAGCAGATATTACGACAAATGTAGTCTCTTTCTATTCTGCGGTAACTTCTTCTTCTTATGCGGTATTTGATAGTGGATACAAATACATGTACGATAGATTCTCAAATACATTCAGATATGTACCCCTGAATGGTGATATTGCGGGAACCTGCGCAAGAAATGATATCAATAACTTCCCCTGGTATTCTCCAGCAGGTACTTCTAGAGGTGCGATCTTAAACGCAGTCAAACTTGCATACAATCCATCCAAGGCCCAAAGAGATACTTTATATTCAAATAGAATTAATCCAGTTATCTTCTCACCTGGATCTGGCATTGTTCTCTTTGGAGATAAAACTGGATTTGCTAAGGCATCCGCATTTGATAGAGTTAACGTAAGAAGACTCTTCATCTATCTTGAAGAAGCTATTTCAAGAGCTGCAAAAGATCAACTTTTTGAATTTAATGATTCTTTAACTAGAACAAATTTTGTAAATACTATTGAACCATTCTTACGCGATGTTCAAGCTAAGAGAGGAATTTTTGATTATGTTGTAATTTGTGATGAAACAAACAATACTGCTGCAGTGATTGATAATAATGAGTTTATTGCTGACATTTACATTAAACCCGCCAGATCGATTAACTTTATTGGACTAAACTTTGTGGCAACCAGAACTGGTGTTGCTTTTGAAGAAGTAATCGGTAATTTCTAATTAACTAAGAGGTTCAAAAACTATGGCAACCAGAAATCAATTAAATCCACCTCCTTTAAGAAAGATTACGGATTTCAAAAGTAAGTTAACCGGTGGTGGAGCAAGAAGTAATTTATTTGAAGTTGTTCTATCTTTTCCAGATATAGCACAAGCAGATACTAATGTTCTTGACAAATCAAGATTTTTAGTGAAATCTGCGGCTCTTCCAGCATCGAATATAGCACCTTTAGATGTTGCATTTAGAGGTAGAGTCTTAAAAGTTGCTGGAGACAGAACTTTTGATAGTTGGACAGTCACCATCATCAATGATACTGATTTTGCTATTCGTTCAGCATTCGAAAACTGGATGAATACTATTAATAGATTATCCGATAATACCGGTTCAACTGATCCTACATCGTATCAGGCAGATGCTTTTGTTTATCAGTTAGATCGTGATGGTAGTACTTTGAGAGCATATCATATGTATGATTTGTTCCCAACTTCAATCAGTCAAATCCCATTAGATTATGGTACAAGTACCATCCAAGAATTTACTGTAGAAATGCAAGTTCTTTGGTGGGAAGCGATTAAAGGTGATTCTGCTGCTGCTGGTGGACAGGACATCAATTAAAATTGAATAAATAGATTATATTAAAGTAGTTTAAATTTATAAAATGGCGAAACTTTTTGGTTTTTCGATTGAAAACAAGGATAAGAAATCCAGTTCTATAGTTTCCCCCGTCCCAGTAAATTCTGAAGACGGGGTTGATTATTATATTCAATCTGGATTTTACGGGCAAACCGTAGATATTGAGGGAGTATATAGAACTGAATTTGATTTAATTCGTAGATATAGAGAAATGTCTCTACATCCAGAATGTGATAATGCGATAGAAGATGTTGTAAATGAAGCTATTGTAAGTGACTTATACGATTCACCGGTAGAAATTGAGTTGTCAAATTTAAATGCTAGTGATAAGTTAAAAAATATTATAAGAACTGAATTTAAATATATTAAAGAAATCATGGATTTTGATAGAAAGTGCCATGAAATTTTCAGGAATTGGTATATTGATGGAAGGGTATACTATTTAAAAGTTATTGATATGAAGAATCCTCAGGCAGGGATTCAAGATTTAAGATATATTGATCCTATGAAAATTAGGCATATACGCCAAGAAAAGAAAGATCCAAATCAAAAATATAAAAATCCTAGTCTTAGAAACTCAGATCAAGATACCAAATTTCTAGAAATTGAAGAATATTTTGTATATACTCCAACATCAAATAATCCATCTGGTCCATTATTTAATAATACCAAAAAAGGTACTATAAAAATTGCAAGGGATTCTGTAGCATATACAAATTCTGGACTAGTAGATAGAAATAAAGGTACTGTACTTTCATATCTTCATAAAGCAATTAAGGCACTCAATCAACTTCGAATGATTGAAGATTCTCTTGTAATTTATAGACTTTCAAGAGCTCCAGAAAGAAGAATTTTTTATATTGATGTTGGCAATCTTCCCAAAGTTAAGGCAGAGCAATATCTTAAAGAAGTGATGTCTCGCTATAGAAACAAATTAACTTATGATGCAAATACTGGTGAAATCAGAGATGATCGCAAATTTATGAGTATGCTTGAGGATTTTTGGCTTCCTCGTCGTGAAGGTGGTAGAGGAACAGAAATTACTACTCTTCCCGGTGGTCAAAATCTTGGAGAACTTAGTGATGTAGATTATTTCCAGAAAAAACTATATCGATCACTTGGAGTCCCAGAATCAAGAATTGCTGGTAGTGGAGATGGTTTCAATCTCGGAAGATCTTCTGAAATTTTAAGAGATGAACTTAAATTTTCTAAATTTGTTGGAAGACTAAGAAAAAGATTTTCAAATTTATTCAATGATATTTTACGCACACAATTAGTATTAAAAAATATAGTATCCCCAGAAGACTGGGATAGAATGAGTGATCATATTCAGTATGACTTTTTGTATGATAATCATTTTGCAGAATTAAAGGAAAGTGAACTCATAACAAATCGTCTCACTTTGGCCACAACTATAGAACCTTATATTGGAAAATATTATTCTACAGAATATGTTAGAAAAAAAGTTCTTAGACAAACAGATTCCGAAATACAAGAAATTGATATTCAGATTGATGATGAAATTAAAAAGGGAATTTTACCCGATCCAAATGCTCCAACTGATGAAATGGGTAACCCAATTCCACAAGATGAAACTACAGTAGAAGGTGAAGCACCACCAGAAGAATTACCACCTGAAGAAAATCAACAAGTAGACGAATTAAATCCTCAGCAAATTCCACCTCCAAAACCTAAGGGTGGTAAAATATAAATAACTGTATATTAATAATAAATTTTATGGAAAATATTATAGATTTGATTGCTACAGACTCTTCTGCTTCGGAAATTACAGATAGTATTAAATCTGCAATTTTCTCTAAAGCAATGGAGAGAATTGATGCAGCAAGACCTGCAGTTTCAAATACACTTTTTGATATCGATACCACGGAAGAGGAATAATGCAAATAACTAAAATTATATCAACTGAAGTTGCTTTACCAACATCCGCAGGTACTGCATCAAGCATCACTGACGCAACTTGCGTAAGATTATATAACGGATCTGGTGATGCTGCAACAGTTAGTGTTGCCAGTAGCACTACTGCAGGTTTAGCAAATACATCAACATTTACCATTCCAAATACTGGTGTTGAATTTCTTCAAAAATCTGCTACAGATTATATTTGGGCATCATCAGCATTAGTTAAAGGTGCAAAAGTAGGATTTACAAACTAAGGAACAATGAAACTCATTACGGAAGAAGTATCAGAAGTTAAGTTTATTACCGAAGGAAACGGTAATTCTAAGAAAATGTTCATTGAAGGTATTTTTCTTCAAGGAAATATCTGCAATCGTAATGGAAGAATGTATCCAATGGAAACACTCTCCCGCGAAGTACAAAGATACACAGAATCTTTTGTAAACAAAGGTCGTGCCCTTGGTGAACTTGGACACCCAGATGGACCAACTGTAAATCTTGATCGAGTTTCACATAAAATTGTTTCTCTTACATGTGAAGGAAATAATTTTAGAGGTAAGGCACAACTTCTTGATACTCCAATGGGTAAGATCGCCCAATCATTAATTGGTGAGGGTGTTTGTCTTGGTGTTTCTTCTCGTGGTGTAGGTTCACTTAAAATGACTAATGAAGGTCATAAAGTTGTTGGTGAAGATTTTATGTTAGCAACTGCTGCTGATATTGTTGCGGATCCTTCTGCACCTGATGCCTTTGTTCAGGGAATTATGGAAGGTAAAGAATGGGTTTGGGAAGGTGGAATTCTTAGAGAAAGACTAGCAGAATCAACAAAGCGTAGAATTAATACTTTAGTTGATGAAAGAACTCTTCAGGAAAATAAGGTTTTATTATTCCAAGAATTTCTTTCAAATCTATAATTTATAAATAAATATAGATTATATACAGAAATCTAAACAAATGTCCGTTGGTAGAAATTTACAAGAAATGGAAAACGTAGTAACCAAAGGCGCAAATCCTGCAGAACCAATGCAATCTGGAAATGCTTCTGGTGTAGCAACACCTGGGCAAACTGGTGCATGGGAAGACTTGGGTGGCCCTACTCCAGATAACTATCGTCCAGATGACGATTCCGCAAAGATCAAAGATCCTGCAACAACTCTCGCTCAAGTGAAAAACGTTGTCAATGCAAAAGCAGATGCAGTTAAAGAAGAAGTTGCTGATGAAGACGAAGAAGTAATTTCTGAAGAAGATGATGATGTTGTTGAAGGTGGAGATGAAGATGTTGAAGAAGGTGGTGATGAGGTAGATGGAGAAGGTGCTGAAGAAGAAGTAGGCGAAGAAGAAGAAGTAGTTGAAGAAGATTTCAACATCGATGAAGATGTTAATGCTCTTCTTGCTGGCGAAGAACTCTCTGAAGAGTTCCAAGAAAAAGCACGTACTATTTTTGAAACTGCAATTCGTTCAAAAGTTTCTGAAATTAAAGAAGAACTTCAGCAGACTTACGAAAATGCACTTATCGAAGAAGTAGAATTTATTAAAGAAGCACTTACTGATCGTGTTGATACATACCTTGAGTATGTTGCAGATGAGTGGTTCCAAGAGAACGCTCTCTCTATTGAACACGGTCTTAAGACTGAAATGACGGAATCATTCCTTGCAGGAATGAAGAACCTTTTTGAAGATCATTATGTTTCAATCCCTGAAGATAGATATGATGTTATCGAGAGTATGGTAGATAAACTTGATGAAATGGAAGAAAAACTCAACGAGCAGCTCGAAAGAAATATTGCTCTTAATAGAAGATTAGCCGAGTCGGTTGCTGATGTAATCTTTGCAGATGTCACTGAGGGTCTCGCACTTTCTCAGAAGGACAAACTCGCTTCTCTTGCCGAAAATGTTGAGTTTGATAGTGAAGAGGACTATCGTGAGAAGCTGGTAACCTTGAGGGAATCATATTTCCCATCAAACGCTGGTACTCAAAGAAATGACTCTGAGACTTTATCTGAAGAAATGATTTCAGATACTGATTCTAATCAGTCAGTATCACCAATGATGGAGTCTTATCTTCAGACTCTTGGCAGAGTCGCTAAAAAGTGATTTATAGATTATAACAATCAAACTAAATTTTTTAAAAGAGGAAACACAAATGCAGATGTTCAATGCAGAATATTTGCAGGAGAAGTGGGCACCTATCCTGGACTACTCAGGACTCGATGAAATCCAAGATTCACATCGTAGAGCTGTAACCGCTATCCTGCTCGAAAACCAAGAAAAGGAACTCCGTGAGGCGCGTGAGTTTCTGTACGAAACTCCAACAAACTACACCGCTTCTGGTGCTGGTGCTGCTGGTTTTGGTGGTAGTGCACAAGGATTTAGTGCTGGACCTACCGCAGGTTTCGATCCAGTTCTGATCTCCCTGATCAGACGTTCAATGCCTAACTTGATCGCATACGATCTGTGTGGCGTTCAACCAATGAATGGTCCTACTGGACTTATCTTCGCAATGCGTTCACGCTACAACAATCAGTCTGGCGCTGAAGCATTCTATAACGAAGCAGATTCTGCCTTCTCTGGGCAAGATTCTGGATTCGATGTTACCACTGGATTCACTGGTGGATCAGTTGGTATGGGTACTACCGCTCAGGGTGGAACCAATCCAAGCATCCTTAGTCCTTCAAATCAAAATGCTAACGCAGGTACTGGTGCTGATCAGTACAACGTTGGTCAAGGTATGCGTACTGATAGCGCAGAATCCCTTGGTGATAGTGATCACTTTAATCAGATGGCTTTCTCAATCGAGAAAGTTACTGTTACTGCTAAGTCACGCGCACTGAAGGCTGAGTACTCACTTGAGCTTGCTCAGGACCTCAAGGCAATCCATGGTCTGAATGCTGAAGCAGAACTCGCAAATATTCTCTCCACTGAGATTCTTGCTGAGATCAACCGCGAAATCATTCGTACCATCTATAAAGTTGCTAAGCCTGGTGCTCAAGCAAACGTTGCTACCCAAGGTACTTTCGACCTCGACGTTGACTCCAACGGTCGTTGGTCTGTTGAGAAGTTCAAGGGTCTTATCTTCCAAATCGAGCGCGATGCAAACGCTATCGCCCAGCAGACTCGTAGAGGGAAGGGTAACATGATCCTCTGCTCTGCTGACGTTGCTTCGGCACTCACCATGGCAGGTGTTCTTGATTACACCCCAGCACTTAACGCTAACCTTCAGGTTGATGACACTGGTAACACCTTTGCTGGTGTTCTCCAAGGTAAGTATCGCGTTTATATCGACCCATATTCGGCAAACGCTGCTGCTAACCAGTTCTATGTTGTCGGTTACAAGGGTTCTTCCCCTTACGACGCTGGTCTGTTCTATTGCCCATACGTTCCTCTCCAGATGGTTCGTGCCGTTGGTGAGAACAACTTCCAGCCTAAGATCGGCTTTAAGACTCGCTATGGTCTTGTTGCTAACCCATTTGCTGAGGGTGCAGACGTTGGACAAGGTGCTCTTAACACCAATGCTAACGCATACTATAGAAGAGTCAAAGTTTCAAACCTCATGTGATTTAATTTTACATATTTTTTCAGGGGGTCCCAAAAGGACCCCTTTTTT